GGCGGACGACACGCTTGCGGCCTGCGCCACGCCGGATACCGCGAGCAATCCGGCCAATACCGCACCAGCCAACCATGTGTTTTTAAGCATCGTTTTTTCTCCTTTTTTGGGAAACGAGAGTCGTGCGCGGGCCATGTCGGCGACGACGGCACGCTCAGTAACCTGAGGCCGATCGTCGCAATTCATGCCGGGCACCCCGGCGCGCCGGTCTAAAAGACCAGCTGCGGATCAGAGCATACACGGAGTGTGTGACGCGGTTCGTCCCGCGGTTCACCCTATGGGCTCGGGGGTGTCCCGGGCATTGTCGAGCGCTTTGCGGCGCTGCCGCATCGCTAGTTTTCTGCCGGATTGACAAATTCCGGTAATATTGCGGGTCGCCACCATGCCAAAAAAAGGGGCAGACTGCGTGGATCATTGCATTGAATTGGAAAAGAGTACGTCGTGAGCGAAGTAATTGAAGTGACTGAATATAAGAGCTGGGTCTGCCTCATTTGCGGCTGGATCTACAACGAGGAAGAAGGCTTGCCCGAAGAAGGTATTGCGCCGGGCACGCGCTTCGCCGCGATTCCCGAAGACTGGCGCTGCCCGCTGTGCGACGTGGGCAAGGCCGAATTCGCGGTGGTGGAGTTCTGAAGCGGGTTGACCGGATTGTTCGCGCGCGGCGGTAGTCCGCTGCGCAAGGAAGCCGGCGGTTCGTGCGGCCCAGCAGGTTAAACCTGCTGGGCCGCTTGCTTTATGGGACGGCGCCGTGGCGCTGTTGCTGCTCTCCTCGCTCCCGGACGGGTTTGATATACTCTGCGCTCGCTGGCGAACCTGAACTCGTCCGATCCTCGCGGACCTTGTCCGGTAGCGGGATTGCGGTGATCATTCCGGTTTGGTCCTCTCCCTGTAGTTCAGGGGGTGGAATGACAGGCGCAAGGCCTGTCAAATATGGGTTGCTGCCATTGCTGTAGCAAATGTGTAGCGCACAAAACTTCCCCATCTTAAAGTACAGCGGACTGTTACACAGTCCCCGCTCGCGAGCGCTCATCCGGCGACAATTGGCCTAGACGCGTCGAATCGTGACTGGTTATCCGGAGCTGTATATCGAAATAACAAATTATTATTTGCAAACGAGACGCATGGTCAAGTGTAATGCAATTGTTAAATTACGGTAATACCACCGTGCGATAAACGGTGTCCCGGCCAAACCCGTCCTCCGTCTAAAGAATTCAACAAGTCACATGCTTTCGGGTCCGCTTATATAAGGCTCGGCGGTCGCACGTCGATACCAAAAAAATCCGACTCGAGTCGGTTGATTCATTTCCGAGGATCAAAAAATGCAGAACTTTTCAACCGTTCAGAACAACGTCGGACGACGACCGTACGTTTTGCCACAAATCACCACTGTTAAGCACATTGGAGTGACTTTATTTAACGGCTTTGAGCTGCCCGAGATTGCTTCAATTGTTGAAGTATTCGAATCGGCTAATACGCTCGCGGAGACCAAATCACCCACCGGTACCCGTTATAACATCCACCTACTATCCGCGTCCGGGGGAACAGTCGCCAGTTCATCATCAGTGCATGTCTGCACTGAAAGCGTCGAAGCGCGCCGACAAGCCGACGAACTCCACGCACTATTCATTACAGGCGGCCAAGGCATGCACCGAAGCCTCCACGATATGCGTTTGATCGACTGGCTGCGCGTGACCGCGCAGAGCACGCGGCACATATGCCCGACCACTGGCGGAACCCTGGTGCTGGAGGTCGCTGGAATCACCCAGTTCGCTAGCGATCGCAGCCGTGCCAATAGCCCCGAGGCTGGCCGAGAACCTTGTGCCACAGAGCTGGCTGAGGCCTCCTCAAGCCCTTTGCAACAGGCACTTGCCGTTGTTCGGGCCGATCTCGGGCCTGAGATCGCGCGCCACATCGCGGGCCGCCCCCACCCATTCGTTGAAATACCGTTCTCCACGTATCGCAAAGACACCTCTGTTCCTTTGACTGAGCGAATCCAGGCGGCCGCGCAGTGGCTGGGGGCCCATAGCGACCAACCAATATCCATAGGATATGCTGCGCGAGTCGCTGCGATGAGCGAACGGAACTTCCTACGCCGCTTCAAGATGGAAATGGGCTTAAGCCCGTCTAATTACTTGCTGAAGGTACGGCTCGACATGAGCTGCCGCCTTCTAGTCGAAAGCGAACTCTCGGTTGACAACATTGCCCGTCGATGCGGAATTGGCAACGGCAGGCAACTTTCCAAACTCTTCCGCAGCAACTTTGCAACGACACCGACAGCGTACCGCGACAGTAAGCGGCAACTGCACTGCCGCAGTTATTCTTGATTGAGCATTAGGCGTCTCTCACGTACCGCTCGTGTTGAGCCGCCGAAAAAAGCAGGCACCCCGCACGTGCGAAAGCGATGCCAGAAGCGCCATTTGACTTGTATCCGACTCTCCGCCCGCTGACGACGCCGCCCAGGATCGATTGACGATCCCCCGCAGCACTCTGCACTTGCCCGACGCGCGGGCGCAGTTCGAGTCAAGGCGTCTGGTGTTCCTCTGATGCGCTTCCATGCCGCGCGCTTGCGCCCTTAGAATGTTGAGGTTGTTTTTACTAACATTAAGCCTCCCTGAAAACTTCGATCGCATGGACCGAATTCCGCTTGCACGCCGCAGAGCAGCGGCGGCCGAACTGCTTCTGAAGGGCGAACGCCCCACGGCCATTGCGCGTGAAACCGGCTTGAGCATGCCTACGCTACGCAAATACAAGGCCCTGCTGTGCAGCGGGGGGCCGGACGCGCTCGTCCATCTAAAGGAATACGGATCAAAACCACGGCTGAACGAAGAGGCTATGAGCTGGCTTGTCAGCGCCGTCAAACATTCGCCAAAGCTTCATGGCATTGCCGCTACCGCCTGGACCGTCGAACAGGTACGCGGCCTCATCCTGCAGCGCTTCGGAATCAGCTATTCGGCGTCGTCCGTCTCCAACATGATCCGGGAACTTGGACTTGCCTATCGCCTCACCTATGCGGCGGCCGACGCTATCAACCAGAGACGACAAAGACCCGTTAGTGACAGGGATGCAGCGCGAAGACGAGCTGCGGCAGAAATGCTTGTGGCAGGCCAAAGTGCGGAGCAGGTTTCGCAGGCGCTAAATATCAGCCTGAAAACTGTCAAGGCGTATCGATCAATGGTGGACAGAAATGGGCTTAAAGCACTGGATCAGCTGACCGCCCGTGGCCATCGTTCTGCTCTCGATTCAAAGGCGCTTAAATGGTTGAAAGCCGCATTGGAAAAAGGTCCGCTCGCCCACGGTTTCGAATCGGATCTATGGAAAAATCGCGATGTCCAAGCCCTGATCAAACGCAGGTTCGACGTCGATTATGCGAACGGCTACGTTCGTCAGCTGGTTGCGAAACTGGGACTAGCGGATCGCATGCACCCGCCGAAACGGCGCACTGAAAAACGTCTTACAGTCAACGAAGAACTGCTTGCATGGATAGCCATGACCGTGAAGCAGTCGCCTCGAAAGCACGGCATGGACGGCGACCATTGGAACAATGCACGCCTACGAGCACTGGTTCAACAGCGCCTCGGAATCGAATTTTCGCGAAGCTATATCCGGGAGATTGCCATGCATGCTGGCGTAGCCGACTTGATTACCCGGAGACGGAACTAAGCCTTTGGGTTCCCCTCCTTTTCGTAGGCAGTGTAGTTATTCGGGACGATAGGAGGCAGCCAGTAAATTCGCGGGCCAAAGCAACTTTAGAACTGCCATACCGCCTGTTCCGGAGGGCCTCTGTGCATCTATCAGATCCTGCGTCCCGAAAGGAGGGCAGTGTCCATTCCATCTCGGCCCATCCAAGACCGAGGCGAAAGTGAACATGTTCTCGGACGTTTACGTGGCGAAAAAAAGAGCCGACACGAGGCCGGCTCAAAACGGCCTAGCTGCCGAGGGACAGCTAGATCCTGAGAGGTGGTAAGTACTGCCAGAGCAATCCGTGGCGAGATGCTGACTCGCACAAGCGATTCGCTGTTGCCAAACTTGCTTTGTTACGCGTTAACGGCAAAATGCCAGCCGACTTTAGGGGACTATCAAAAATATTGGTGAGGAGCGTGCCCTGTTGGCGCTGTGGTCGGATGACGATTGGAACGATCTCACATGGGATGTCGAATGACCCGACCTGCCAGGAGCCGAAGACCGAACCCATTGACGAAGCGCTACACTGGAAAGTTCGTGCAGCCAAAGCAACTTTACACCGGGCTTATGACTGCGGCTGCTACCGCTCCGGCCGCGCAATCGTTTGCGCCCAATTCGCCCGTGATGCAGCAGCCCCTCGTCCCCGTCAGATCAGGCTTTGCGTGACGGTGTACGCCATAGCCCGCGCTTGCAATCTCCTGCAGGATTGCTCTCGACTCGCCTCGGACTGCCATGCTCTGCACGTATGTGGTGGCTTACGGGTAGAAGCAAGCCATCGGCTACCGTGGGGTAACGCGCTCTACGGGAGTCTGCCTAGCAGCTAGCGCCATCTCCACTGCCTCGACGAGACTGGCTACATTGAATGGCTTTTGGAGATAGGCTACCGCGCCTGACGCGAGAGCTTTCTCCCGAACGTCGGGATCGACGTTCGCGGTGATGAAGACTACAGGTACGCGACTCGGAGCAAGGCGACCCATCAGTTCCAGTCCGTTGATCTCCGGCATCTGATAATCCACAACCACGCACGCGGGCCGGTACGGGGTTGTCGACGAAAGCCTGGCCAGAAATTCCTCGCTATTGGGAAACGTCTCCGCCTCCATTCCAACGGCACGCAGCGAACGCTTGATGGCGCGCCTAATTGATTCGTCGTCGTCCACTATAGCGATGATTTGTTTGGCATTTATCATACAACGACGCGATGCGCCCAGTGAGAGAACCTTACGCAACTTCAGGCTAACAGGGAACTTGGCGATGTGCTATAGGGCATTGGTCTTACGACGGCGACATTCAGCGAGCGAAGTCCAAAGTCCACGAGACCTTGCGCGAGTCGGGTTAGGCGGCGCAGCAGTTCCCCTACGTCGAATCCAGGCATGCGAAAGACCACGGCCACGCCGGCGGCGTCGATACGAGGATGTCGACAAAAGCCTGCCTAAAAACTCCTTGCCACTGGAAAACGCTTCCGCCTTCCTCCCGGTGCCGCACAGCAAACGCTCTATAGCGCGGTCGACTCATACGTCTTGTCTCACGCGAACTACCGCCAGTACATCGACGAGAGCGCCTAAAGCTCGGATTTACCCAGTGCGCCGTCCAGTTCGTCCAATGTATAGGGCTTGCGCAACACATTCCAGCGAAAGGGCACCGCTAGCATTTCAGGCATCTCGTTGCCCGAGGCGAAAATGACGCGCAGCGTTGGCTTCAGCTTCACTGCCTCTTCAGCGAGTTCGATACCCGACATGCCAGGAATGGCGAGGTCGGTGAGCAATACGTCGAACGTTCGGTCCTTCAGCAAGCGCAACGCATCTTTCGGCGAGCAAGTCATAACTGGATCATGTCCGAGGACTTTCAGCAACTCGCCGCTGGCTTCCAGAAGCGCAGGATCGTCGTCGACCAGCAGAACGCGGAAACCTCTCGTGCCGGTGTGTCCCGAAGGTAACCTTGGAGCCCGTGCGACGTCGGTAGAGCTGGCAGTACCCAGCATCTGGCGAACCTTACAGGCGAGCTGTTCCAAGCTATATGGCTTGCTCAACAACTCGACGCCTGAGTCCAGCCTTCCGCCGTGAACGATCGCGTTCTGCGTATACCCCGAGGTAAAAAGCACCCTCAGGCTCGGCAGAAGCTGCACCGCTTGGCCGGCCATATCGGGACTGCGCGGCAAGCCCGGCATGACAACGTCCGTGAAGAGCAGGTCAACGTGGATGCCGCTCCGGATGATCGTCAGCGCCTGCTCCGCGTTGTCCGCTTTCAGTACCCTGTAGCCGAGTCCAGATAGTGTGTCGATCACCGTGGATTGCACCTTCGGGTCGTCCTCCACCACGAGGATGGTTTCTGTTCCGCCCTGCAGCTTGACGCTCGGTCTCGGCGAAGGCTCGACCGCGGTTCCGGTCGAACGCGGCAGGTAGATCTTGATCGTCGTGCCGTATCCAACCTCGCTGTAGATGCGTGCGTGTCCGCCGCTTTGCTTCACGAAGCCATATGCCGTGCTCAGACCTAGTCCGGTCCCGTGGCCTTCCGCCTTAGTTGTAAAAAATGGCTCGAATGCTCGCTCGACCACATCGGGCGCCATACCTGTACCGGTATCGGTCACGGCAAGCATGACGTACTGCCCTGCGGGCACGTCGGACAGACCGGCAACATAGGCGTCGTCGAGCATCACATTGGCCAGTTCCATCGTTAGCTTTCCACCATCCGGCATGGCATCGCGCGCGTTGATCGCCAGATTCAGGATGACGTTCTCAAGCTGGTGGATGTCAACAAGCGTGTTCCACAGACCGGCCGCCACTGCGGTTTCCACCTCGACGGTCTCACCCAAGGCGCGTCTGAGCAGGTCGTCCATCCCACGAATTGTGGATGCGAGATTGGTCACAACCGGTTGCAGGGGCTGTCTGCGGCCGAAGGCGAGCAGTTGCGATGCAAGCTTTGCGCCGCGCTCCACGGCATCGATTGCCTTATCGAGCCGCTCATGTGTCCAGACGTCACGGGAATGACGCTCCTCCAGCAGTTCGAGATTGCCGCGCAAGACCTGCAGGATGTTATTGAAGTCGTGCGCGACACCGCCCGTAAGCTTGCCGATCGCCTCCATTTTCTGCGACTCGAACAAGGCCTTCCTTGCATTCTCAAGAAGCCTGCTGGATTCCATCCGCTCTGTGATGTCCCGCGTGATCTTGGCAAAGCCAGCCAGCGTGCCGTCGTCTTCCCGGATAGCGTCTATCACGACGTGCGCCCAAAAACGCGTGCCATCTTTCCTGACCCGCCATCCTTCCGCTTCAAAGCGCCCATCTTTTGCCGCAGCAGCCAGCCCGCGCTGCGGCAATCCTGCCGCCACGTCTTCGGGCATGTAAAAGCGTGAGAAATGCAAACCGACGATTTCGTGTGCCGCGTAACCCTTGATCCGCCGCGCGCCGGAGTTCCAGTTGGTGACAATGCCTTCGGGTGAGAGCATAAATATCGCGTAGTCGGTCACGCCATTAACCAGCATGCGGAAGCGTCGCTCGCTTTCGAGCACCTTCTGATGTGCGGCCTTTTTATCCGTCAGGTCGCGCACGGTGTTCACGAAACCTGCAAGTTGCCCATCTTCAGCGTGCAATGCGGTGATCAAGACGCTCGCCCAAAATGTCGAGCGGTCTCTGCGGGTTTGCCGCTCTTCGGCGTCGTATCGGCCTGTCCGTCGGGCGAGCTCGAGTCCGGTTGCGGGCACCCCTTTTTGGCGGTCCTCTTCTGTATAGAGGATGTCGACTGGTCGGCCGATGGCCTCGTCGGGTTTGTATCCGTGGATCGCCGTCCCGCCTTGATTCCAAGTCAGGATCAAGCCCTCAAGTGAAATCGCAAAAATTGAGTAGTCAGAAACTGAGGCGACCCACTTTTCCGTCCAGTGCCGGATCGCATCGTCCGACGGCCGTTCGCTCGGCATACCGACTCCTGAATGTCGTTCAACCTGAGGCACTCGGTCAACTGATTATCTTCGATACGAGAGGCGTAATGTAACCTCATGCGCGCACTGAGTATGTCAGAACTTGGGCTAGTGGCCGGCGTTCTCGTCTCACAGACTATCGTCGATACGCTGCCTATCGCGCTCTCGGGTGGTTAAGTGGCATCGCATCATGGGGCGGGAAAAATTTCACACACCGTCCTTGTTCCCTTGAGCGCGTATATCCATAAAAAATAGCCCACCGTGAGAGTCGGCAGGCCACAGAACACACGCCGCGAAAGGATGCTATCAGCTCCCGGACCGCTTACGATAATCAAACTGTCTTTCCGAGTCAACGTGAAACGCCGTTGGACGATGAGACGTTTCGTGGCAGGAAAAGTTTTCGAGCCTAGTGAGCTCAACTAGAGCTGAATAGTCAGTTTTTTTACCGTTGGACTGAGCGCCTGCACGCATGTTTCGACTTGTCTCTCTTGTCTTGGCCGGGTGCTCTCTCATGCAGGAAGGACCGCATCCGGGTCGGGCACAATGGTCATCCACTATTGACAAGGCGTGGCGGTCAAGGCGTGAACAAACTTCCCGAGGGCACCATTGCAGACCTCCAGCTGCCGGACAATGTCCGCTCCCGACTCCCATGCCCAGCCGTCCTGCCGATCATCTCTGGTGTATACGACACATCGCCCTTCAACGTGAGTACCGCAGCGACGCGGAAACGAGTCAGAAAAATATGCTAGCGGCAGAGGAACGCCGTCACAACAGAGACAGAGGAACCATACGACATCTGCAACGCTTTCATTGCAGCGATCAGCGCTTACGGGGCTGCAGACCAGAGCACTCCATTCCACCTCGACACTATCCGGGTCGGATGCCCGAATTTCCACCCGGAAATTCTCCAGCGTAGTAACCCAGTGGTGGCCGGTGAGTTCGAAAGGAGCGAAATTGAATACAATACCGGTTGGATCGTTCTGTCGGATTGGTTGGTCCAAGAAAGAGAATCGATAGTCGTTAGTCGCAGTGCCTGCCAACGCGAAGTCCTCTAGCTCCATCTTCCGTTCGTCTGTCATCGCCGCTCCCGAGATCTGTATAGCTTCCGAGACTATCCTCGCCCAGCGTGCTTGAGATGATGTACGTCAATGTAAGACAATATCGCCGCAGCTTGCACCCCGCCTGATTGGATGGTCTGCCAGCCGACGCTTACCGCAGAGCCGGGGAACGAAAGGGTGTGCCATATCTTAAATTGCGTTTTCTCTTTAAAGTTAGAATTTGGTCCGCTTACCGGTAGGTGTCAGCCCCCTTGGCTAATTCACTGGTGGATCGGTGAAAAGGCGGCCGGGAAAAATGCGCAAACATTATCCCGGTCGCCCCGTCTTTTCCCGTGCCACCAAGCATGGCCAAAGTAACTTTTTATGCGGCGCGCATAGAAACGCATTACTGAACCGCGATTTACGTTAGCAATCTTTAAATCGCGATAATTCATGTTGTTAAGCGTGCGAAAGTTCTCCTAGAATCGCCAATGCAGTCGGTCTGATCCCCGGATGCTTGGGCTCGTCCATCAGGACGGGCCATTTTTTTGTTGATCTCTTCAGCCAATAGTTTGTCCTGTCCCGCAGTTTCTGTTCTGAACGTTCTGCCATGGCCCTACACTTGCTCACCTCGGACCGTTTGAGGGAGACTTGGGTGGCGAACTCCATCCCTCAAATGCCTTAGGCCTGCCGGTGGTCCGCCGGCAGGCTGTTTTTTTCATTTCTTCGCGCCCACACACGCGACCAGCAGCGCCTCAAGCTGCCCCTCCCATTGCTTGCGCTGCAGATGATCCCGCCACACCCTATCGACAGCCGAGCCGTTGGGCGGTGCGAGCAACTCGCTATCGGGCAGGAAACCTGGCGCGTCCGGCAACGAGTCAATGCACGGCACTGGCACCTCGATTTTTGCCTCTACGGTTTCCGTATGGACCACCGGCGAAATCGGTGCCGGCGGCGACGTCCCACAACCGGGCACAACTAGCAGCGCGCTACAGAGCGCCGCGCAAACGATTGAATGCCGCATCGCATGTCTCCGACTGGTTGGATGGATCCTGAATTCGTTGAGAAAGTGCGTCGATCTGACGCTGGTATGATTCCGCCTGCGTCGCCGCTTTTGCCTGTGCCGCTGCGGCCGCCGCGCGAACGGCGAACGCTTCGGAGGCCGCCTGCGTGACCGAGGCCGAACAGGCCTGCACACCCGACGCTGCTGCAGCCAGATCCGCTTGCGACGTTGCAAGCTGCGAGCGAAGCGTGCCGATCGACTGATCGTCCGCCTGCGCCTTCTGCTGCGCCGTCGCGAAGTCCGAACGTGCGCTGCGCAACTCGAAAAACTCCACCGTGCATGCGATCGCCAGCACCACCGCGATCAGGCCGACAACGACAAGCGAGATACGCCCAACAATGTCCGTCATGGTTTTTCTCACTGAATGCGGCGAAGGCCAGCGTCGAGCGCCTGATCCAGCACGCGTTTGCCGCCCCAACTCGCCAGTGTGATCACGAGTGCGGTGAGCGGCGCTGGCCACCCTCGCCACTCGCAAAAAAAGAAAGCGGACAGGCCGGCCACGATCGATGCGGTAATCACGCTGCCGATTTCGATCAGCGCGGAACGCGCCGGCGGATCGCTCGAAGCGAACCGCTGGAACGTACTGGCCGCCCCGCCGATGAGTGCCAGCAGGATCGCCAGCGCCAGAGACGCGCCCTGAATGCCTGCCAGGCCATCAGCGAGTACCGTCTCGGTCTGCCGAACCATCGCGTACGCCGCTGCTGCCCACAGCAGCGCGCACGCTCCCCAACCCCACTGAATCAATCGGCGCACGTTATCCCCCGTTTTGCCTGCGTTTCCCGATAACCGAGCACCAGCCCGAACAGCGCCATGCCCACGTAAAAAAAGAACTGCGCCGCGTTGACGAAGTACGCGCTTGCCGCAAACAGCGGCGTGATGTAACAGGCCGCCGCTATCGCATACAGCCAGTGCCGGCGGGCCTGCGCCCAGCGGAATATGTATCTTTCCGGCAACCAGTCATTGATCGCGACATCGGCGGCCACGACCAGGGCAAGCACTGCAGTTCCGGCCGTCACCGCGTACCCCCAGAAGCCATCGCGCGTGAGCATCACCGACGTCGCCGAGCACGGCGCGGTAAATGCGGACACGGCGATATAGACCGCGAGGTACGCATAGATGAGTCTCGCAAGGACATCCCTTTTCATGCTGCCGCCCTCGCGTGATTCGCGCCGAGCTGGAACAGCACGCGCTCCGCTTCGCGTCGCTTGACCAGCCCCGCAAGGACCTTGCCGCCCGCCAGATTCCAGCGTGCGAACTCGGCGATTGCGCCGACCGTATCGCCCGCATTGAGCTTGCGCAAAAGCGTCGACGTGTCGAAATTGCCACTGCCGATGTTGAACACGAGGTCCACGAGCGCGTCGTATTCCTCCTGATTCAACGCAACTGTGACGTCACGCTTGACCACGGCTTCAGCGCCGCGTACGTCCGCACGCAACCAGTCGACGGCCATCTCACGCGTGATCACCATGCCGGGCCTGACATCTGGCCCGGTATGGCCCCAGCCGCCTGTCCACGGCGCACCGCCTAGCGACCCGAGTTCGAGAGGAATCGCACCACCCGTGAGCACCCGCTGCCATAGCCCCCGCGCCTGCAGGGCTTTGCCAAGCGATGATCCGGGATCCGGATACGCGAACAGGACCAGCGTCTCCGCGTTCTCCGTGAGCGACATGCCCTGATCGGAATACTTAAGGTTCTCGTTCAAACGGTGCCCCCAACAAAAAAGGCCGCGCCGATGCGAAATCGGAGCGGCCATAAAAAAAAATCGCCCAAAGGCGGTCCAGAAGACGTCTTTTAAATAACGCTGCTAGCGCGCGAAACAGAGCAGCCCGAGCAACCCACCGGACAGCGTCGCTGCGAGATCCCACACGGACACATCACCGGCCGTGAAGTGGTCGAGCAGCTCCTTCAGGATTGCAGCCAGCACAACAGCCGCAATGGCCAGTTGCCACGTGACGAAGTGGACTGCTGCGAAGACAAGCACGCCGACAATGAAGTGCAGACACTTGTCCTGCGGGATCGCACTCATGATTGCGCCTTCGATTGATTTCATGTCTGTCACCTGTATGGACGTGTTCCGGATCACGACGGACTGGACGCTGCGATCTGCGCCTGCAGCTGCGCGATCGTTGCGTTAGCTGCCGCGAGTTGCGCCGTCAGCGGAGGCACTGCGTTTCCGAGCCATGCCGCGACTTCCGGAGAGGCCAGATCGACATTGGTCGCATCTTCAAGCGAGACAGTGCCGGCAATCACCTGATCGCCGTCGACCAGGAAAGACGCGTACCAGACCGTCAAGGTTTTCAGCTCGCCCGTCAGCGGATCACCGGTCATCATGACCTGATGCAGTACCCGCTTCGTTTCAGTTGCCATATTTATTCTCCCAGTGAGTTCAGCCAGGTACCTGCCTGGATCGTGACGGCCGCAGCGGTCGAGTTGAAAAGGTTATTGCGCACTGCCCCACCTGCCGCAAGCGGTTTGGAATCGATGAGAACACCGCCAACGTCTCCAGGCGGCGACACGAAGGACTTCGCACCGAGTTGCGCGCCCGCTACGGCCACATCGAAGAAGATCCGTGTATTCGCCGGGACCGTCATGGCAAGTTGTGTCGAAGTGGCGGTGAGCTGCGTGCGGGGATCAACACTGGCACCCGCGCCGACGATGATGTCGTTCGGGTAGGTCGGGACCGAAACGATTTTCTTTGGACGTCGCGCGAGCGTGCCGCCGCTATTGAGCAACTGCAGCGTACCGGGGATGGTGCTGGTCGACCGGTAGTCGGTGACAGTGTTAAAGCCCCACTCCGTATTGTTGATCCCATCCACAACATAGCAAGCACCGATCGTCAGCGTGTCCGAGACGTTCGTAACGTTGCCCACCGCATACGTCTTGTTGCCATCGACTTTCCATGACCTGACGTTATCGCCTGCCTGCAACCAGATGGCACGGCCCGCTCCACCATACATCTCGTTGTCGGTGATCGAGCCAGAGCACGATCCGCTATTCGCAACGAAATTGGCTGTGACGATATGCGAGCCCTTGTACGTCATCTGGGCGAGCGTCACAGAACCCCCAGCCTGCATTTGAGGATCGCGGCTTGTGTTGTGGTGAATGCGGGCATTGCCGCCACAGAAAATGCTTGTATTGTTGCAACGCTGTATATCGTTATCGTGGATGTTGATCGCCTCGTTACCTTCCGACACCCAGATACCCGCAAGCTGCGGAAACGGGGTATTCGAGTTCAGAGCGCAGTCCCACACCCAGTTGTGGTGGATAACAACTGACGTGTTGGAATTGTTCACGCCAAGCGCGCTATAGAACGGGTTTGCGGTTACGCCGTCAGCGCCGAGTGGATCTACCGTGTTACGTGCCAGCTGAATGCCGATTGAGTTGGTGTACAGCACCCAGTTGTGATGCACCGAGCCGCCCATCATGCCGCCGCCGAAGATGCCGCGTTGCGCGCCGGTAATAAGCCGGTTGCAGTAGATATGCACGTCCCGCGAACGCTTGATGCCGTCGAGCAGGCCAACATACGAGGGATCATCCGCGGTGAACCATGTTACGGCGATCATGTCGTCGCCCGCGTTCTGCACCTGGTTGTCGTGGATTCTGATGTCGTAGCCACAACCCTGCATCGTGATCCCATCGGCGAGGGTGCCGCTCACGTTGCAGTCGTGGATATGCACGTGATTCGAACGCCGAACCCATATACCTGCAGACCAGCTACCCTCGATTACGACATCGTGGATCTCCAGGCCATCTATACCGTCGGCGTAAATTGCGAAGTTGTTATCGACCCGCGCACCTGGCGCATTCACGAATTGAATCCTGACGTTGCATATCCGGACATTGGACGACGCACCAAACACGGTCGACAGCAACTGGAAGCCGTATGCCTGACTGGCACCCGTCGGAGCCGGCGCATCGATCAGCAGCGTCGCCCACTGAAAATCGATCGTTGTGTTTTTGAGGTCGGTCAGTCTGGTCAGGTTGCCGGGCTTGAAACGATACGTGGCACCGGCACGGCAGTAGACGTGGCGATTTGACACGCACGCACTGATGATCGCATTCGTATCGTCCGCTACGCCATCGCCCACAGCCCCGTTGTCCCGAAGGTTGTAGAAGTCCTGCAGCTTGTCCTGAGCGGTGCGCGCTACTGACCCAGCTCCGGATTGAAGGAAACCGATCAACCCGGACCCGGAAGACGCCGCCAGTTCTTCGCGTGTCGCCCCCTGGTGGATCGTCAGCCGGCCCGCCGCCAGATCAGTCGGAACATCATTCGACACATAGGCCGCTGCGTTGACAGCGACGTATGCGATGCCGTTGTAAGTGACGACATCTTTCATCGCCAGCACCATGCCCGCGGCCCACGCACCGCGGACATTGAATGCCTTCAGCGAGCCAATCGCTTTAGCCATGCTGTCGACATCACCATTCGCGGTCGCCACTACCGTGTTCGCATCGCCCTGTGCAACCGCGTGCAGAATGTCGGTTTCCACCTCCATAAGAGCCTGCGCATCACCGATCGCCTTGGCAATGGTGGGCACGGCGCCACCTTCGGTCTGGACGGTCGTACTTTTGTCGCCGTGGGTGATCGTGTGAAGCAGATCGGCATCGGTCGATAACCGGTCAATCTTCTGAATTGTGGAGAGTGCCATGCTTGCGTTCCCTTCAGGAATGTTAAAGGCCGCCCTCAGGCGGCCTTCCCCTACGTCCTCTACGCGTCTGTCAGTTATGCCGGACCACCGCCGTCACCGGGCCCAGTACCACCACTGCTGCCCGGCGGAGTCGCTGCCACCGATGTGCCCGGCGACACACTCCCCCACGCGTTATATGCATAGGCCGTGTATGTCTCGCCATCCTGGCTGATCGAGCAACTGTCGGCCGCGCCGTCGTACACCACCGTCCCGTCGGCATTGACGACGCGGTAACCGGCGACATCCGGATAACCCGTCACTGACATCGACAAAGTAACTTTGTCGCCACTTTCACTGCCATACTCGGTCACTGTCGGCGCCGGCGGCGGCTCGCTCGTGACGGTAATCGTCCCCGGATTACCGAGACCGGCGATATTGCCGGCTGCCACCCTGACGTCAAACGTCCCGGCGACGGCGCCATAGAGCTTTGCCTGATCCAGCGACCAGGTGAAGTTCTGCGCCGTGATCGTCGCCTCATACTTGGTGACGCCGCCAACGACGACATCGACGTCGAAGTAATCAACGTCTTGCAGCCGCTGGATTTCAACCGACAACTGATTGCCTGAGAATGGCTCGCGTAACGTGAGCACGGGGGGCGCCGGCGGATACCTGAATTCGTCGACCGTCCCGGTCCACGTCGCGAACGGGCCGGGTAGCCCGCTCGCGCCGTATGCGCGTACGCGAAATTCCCACGCGCCCAAAGCAATCGGCACGGTCAGGACATTGCCCGTCGACGTGCCGAGCCTGGCCCACGTCGAGCCTGCGTCGAGACTGCCCTGGTACTCATAGAGCAAGGCGCCGGCGGCCGGCGACGCCGTGATCGACACATAGCCCGGCGTGATCTTCGAATTGGCACTCACCTGCGCGATGATCGGTGCGTGGATCACACGTGGTAACAGTGACGGAGATACCGGCGCTGGTGGGCTCATACCTGTCTCGGCCGTATGTGGACTCTCGGCGTTATTGACGAATGTCAGTTCCACCTGCCCATCGCGCGGCGTCGCCTTGATCAGCCGGACGTCCTGCGCGATCCTGTCGAGAGCAGGTCCAAACGAGAACCGTGTCGGTTCTTCCGAGTGTCCGTCGCTGAAGTCGAAAAGCTCCGGCAACGGATCCACCAGCACCATCGACATGCCGTCATCGTCGTGCGCCGGCCGTGCAACCCTGAGCGCTGAAGTGGGCGCCCCGTTGCGCTGCGCAAAATACACATAGTGCTGGGTGCCCGCCGTCCATTCGAGCTGCTCGCTGACGTCGACGAGCACACCATCGAAACCTTCGACGACGCCGGAAATACCCCACTTCGGCAGATCATGTGAGATGCCGACCAGATCGCCATAGAGCGGAATCAGCCCGTCGAGTTCGGTGGTGATCATGACCGTCTTGCGCTGGTCGCGGTTCGCATAGGCCATGTAAATGCCTTCACGCCACGCCTGTGCGCGCTTCGTCGGCCCGACCATCTGGATCCGCTTTTCGACGAGAGCCGGAGAACCCGTCGGAATGCACGCCACGTCCTGCCATGACCAGGTCGTCTCATCCATGTATTCGACCGTCACGTAGTCGGGCGAATCGACGCTGAAAAATCCATAGTCGGCTTCGAAGGATCCCGCCACGATGTTCTGCGGCGTGTACATCGCCGTGCGCACCGTTTTGAGCTCGTCCCGCACAACGCTGATCACCCCGCCGAAGTACATCGGGATCGCGCGGCCCGCACGGCAGATCGTCGTCAGCGCATCCCAGAACGATCCCTTCGTATCGAACACACCGTTGAATTCGTCACCACGCGAGGTCCACACTGCGTCGAGACGTTCAAGCGCATCGATATCCAGCCGTTTATCCGGCAGGCCAAGACTGTAGTCAGCGTTACGGACCGCATCAGCGATCGCCCATGCGATGCTCTTTGTGGGCTGTGGATCGCTCCAGCCGCTGCCGGTCCATACCGGCAATTTCCGCGTCGCAATCACATGCACGTCGTGCGCGGTACTAGAATTCAGCGAATTCGTAGCGCGTGCGCGCATCGCCAGCAAAGTCACGTTGCCGTAATACCGCTCGCTCGGCAGGTAGGTGCGCAATGCCGCCCACTGGATCCGGTTCTGGGCACGCGTATCCGTATTGAGATTGGTCGTGCGCCGCATGCGAACCTCATAGCGACCCGGCGTGACGCTGTACCGGTACGAAATCATCTGCGGCTGGGATGTCGCCATGCTGAGCTCGCGCCGGTCAAGTTCGATCCAGTCGCCTGCCGCTGCACCGGCGTCATTGATGAGCCGCGCCTGCGCTTCAAAGGTCAGCGAAAGGTTCTGCAGTGAACCATCGTCGGCCGCATAAAAGAGCCCGGAGGGCAGCGTGACATCAATCCCGATGAAATTCGCCGCACTTGCAGCTGGATTGGCAATGAACGGCCCCACCCAGTCCCCGCTATCGTTCGGCGCCTGCAGCTCGATCCCGCTGACGGCATCACTCGTGACCACGTTGTCGGGGAAAAGCGTCACCGCCTGATTCGGCCCGACAACCTGATAGTCGATTTCGCTGAAATTGCGGATGTCCGTCGTGCCGATCAGGATCTGTTCGATATCGATCTCGCCTTTCGAAATGCAGAACAGCTCGTACACGTACAGATCGTTACCGAGGTACTCGGTGTACGGGGTCGCGGCCAGATCAGGCGTAGTGTTCATCCGGCCATAGAGAACAGGAATTGCCTCGAGGAGCCGTGCGGTGTTCCCGCTCGCCGACAGGGAATACGTTGGACTGTTTGTCGTGCCCTGTGCGACGCTCGCCGTCTTCGCCGGCACGATCGCATTAACCAGCATCGAGCCTGCGGCCATGACAGCCATCGAAACGCCTGCCTGGACCGCCATCATGCCCGCCGTAACGGTGCCAGCCGCCACCCCGGTCGCCGCGCCATATGCAGCTGCCGCAGCGCCGCCGGTATAGACCGACGCGACGGCCAC